ACACTACAGACATCAATGGTGCTGTAGCAGACATTGGCACTATGTCAATCACATTTACTGCTAATTCAACCATTGCAGTAGCAACTACAGGCACATTCTAAACAACTAAACAAAGGGGCTAATCATGGCAAGACTAAAGATAGTTCGTACAGATGGAAGCGTTATTGAAGGCGAGATTACTCCAGCAGTGGAGTATGCATTTGAGCAATACGCTAAAAAAGGGTTCCACCAAGCTTTTCGTTTAGATGAAAAGCAGTCGGATGTCTATTGGCTTGCTTGGGAAATTACACGCAGATCAGGTGAAACTGTTAAGCCGTTCGGGATTGAGTTTATCGAGACACTTAAGTCAGTGTCTGTCGAGGACTCTGACCCTTTAGCTTAAAGCGCGATTATCCATTCACCTACTTAATAGCTCGATTGAGCATTAGGTTGGGAATCGCGCCACAGCAGTTATTGGATTTAGATAAGACTATGCTTGATGCATTATTGCAAGGTCTAAAGGATGAAGCGAAAGAGGTGAGCGATGCCAGCAAGCGTCAAGGGCGGCATCGCGCTTAGAAAGTCTTTGCGGGCTTTCAGTCCAGATTTAGCCAAAGCATTACCTAAAGAAGTTGCAGCAGCATTGAAGCCAATTACTAAGTCTGCTCGCGGATACTTGCCAGATAATTCATCAATTTTAAGTGGATGGTTGCCTAGAGAAAACTCTCAGGCTCGTTTCCCTACCTACGATGCCAAAATTGCTCGAGCTGGCATTGGCTATAAGACCACACCATCAAAGCCAAATCGCAGAGGCTTTAGATCACTTGCTCGCGTATTCAATAAAAGTGCTGCTGGTGCAATTTATGAGACTATGGGTCGCAAGACACCTAACAGTTCTTTTGTAGAGAATCAGACGAATAAATATAACTCACCAATTAAAGGCAAGGACAAGATGGCTGGTCGTGCCTTGTTTAGAGCCTATGAAGAAAACAACGGCAAAGCCCGACAAGCAGTTTTAAAAGCAATCCAATCTGCTGCCAACAAACTAAACGCGAGAGCAAAGGTGTAACTCATGGCAAACATTGTTATTGATATTGCCGCAGAGTTTGTAGGCAATAAGGCATTTAAGCAAGCAGACACAGCAACAGACCGTTTGACTAAAAACGTCAAAACCCTTGCTAAAACTTTTGGCGTAGCATTTAGCACGACTGCCATTCTTGCTTATGGCAAGGCTTCAGTTAAAGCGGCAGCAGCAGATCAGAAGGCACAGCAACAACTTGCTCTGGCTTTGAAGAATGTAGGGCTTGAAAGAACCGCAACATCGGCTGAGACCTATATTCAAAGACTTCAAAGCGAGTTTGGAATTGTTGATGATTTACTTCGCCCTGCTTATCAGAGCCTAGCTGTAGCAACCCGCGATTCTGCCGAATCACAAAGATTACTCAATCTTGCGTTAGACATTTCTGCCTCAACTGGCAAGGACTTAGGGTCAGTCACAACCGCCTTAGGTCGTGCCTTTTTGGGTAATAACACAGCAATTACTCGTTTAGGCGTAGGCATATCCAAAGCAGATTTAAAAACTAAATCTTTTAAAGAAATTACAAATGATTTGAGTCAGACTTTCAAAGGTTCGGCTAAAGCAGCTTCAGATACTTTTGCAGGATCAATAGCAAAGCTGGGTGTAGCCTCAGCCAATGTTCAAGAAATTATAGGCTTTGGCCTTATTGATTCTTTAAAAACTTTAGGCGGTAACACAACTATTGATGATCTTGCGGATGATATGGAAAGAGCAGCAACTAACTTAGCGGATTTCCTTCGTGGCTTATCACAAATTGGCACATTTGAAATAAATAACAAAACAAAGTCTTTCTTTGAATTATTGCTTACACCATTTCAGCGTTCATTTTCCGCTGGCCCATTAGGAGCAATTACAAGAATTGGCGCAACTTCTCGTAGAGCGAGTGAAGTAGGTGCGCAAAAGAACCCAATTCAATCAGGCTCATATTTAACTAATCAGACTAAAATAACTAAACTTACTATAGCCCAGACTAAAGCAGCTCAAGATCAGTTAAAATTGGCTAAGGCTAAATCAATCTTTGACCTACAGAAAATCCAGATTGAGGCAGCCTTGAAGGGTAGGATTTCAGAAGAAGATCGTATTCGTCTAAAACTTATGCAGGCTATTGAATCTGAAAACATAAGCCAGATTGAGAAATACACAAAACTGCTTGACGATGCTCAGAAGAACACAGAAAAGTTAGTCAGTACCCTTGCAGGCATCAAGCCTTTAGATGATATTTTTAAGAACTTTAACTTTATGTCTGTCAAACAACAATTAGATACACTAGAAGGTTATTTCAAGTCTTTTGTTGGGTCAGCAGCTTCTGCATTCAATGCTTTAGGTGCATCACAAAGAGCAGCACTTGGTGGTTTTGTACCATTTACAGGGGCAACTAACGCATCTTTGGGCATTACATCTACTGGCGGAGCTACAACATCAATGCCATCAACAGTCGGGTTAGGCAAAACTGGTACAGGCAATCAACTCCCAGCAGGCGTAACCATTGCAACAACTGTAAATACAGGTATTGGAGACCCAGAAACAATAGCCCGCGCTGTTGAAGATGTTATTCGACAAGCTGTTGGGCGTGGAACATCGAGTTTGCTGCTACCAGTATGACATGGCTTCCAGAATGGCGTATCACGGTAGGCACTACTGTTTATACAAATGTAACCTCTGTTAATGTTACTACGGGTCGCATTGACATTGATCGGCAATGTCAAGCAGGTTATGCCCGTATGGACATTATCAACCCAACCAATGCTCTTTTTGACATTGATGTAACCGATTCCTTAACCCTAGAACTTAAAGATAGTGCTGGTGTATATGTGCCTGTTTTTGGTGGCACAGTCTCAGACTTTAGAACCTCAGTCAGAAGCCCAGAAGAAACTGGCTTTGTCACAATTGGCTCAATCCTTGCAGTAGGAGCATTGGCTAAATTACCTAAAGCTATTTACACAGCAGCAGTAGCCCATGACTTAGATGGTGAGCAGATTTCTATTATTCTTCAGGATTTATTAGTTAATGAATGGATAGAAGTAGCACCTGCTCTACAGTGGTATAACTACGACCCGACTACCACATGGGCTAATGCAGAAAATGTGGGCTTAGGCGAAATCGATGCTGGGCTATATGAGATGGATAATCTCCACGCAGCAGACCGCAACACACAGACTTTAGTGACCCAGATAGCCGATAGCGCACTAGGTCTTCTGTATGAGGACAAACAGGGGCGCATAGCCTATGCAGACGCGGATCATAGAAGCAACTATTTAGCAGCTAATGGCTCGACCCAATTAGACGCAAATTACGCAACGCCATCCAGCGTTAAGTCCATCCTACAAATTGGCAAGATTCGTAACAGTGAAATTGTGCGTTATGGCAATGACTACGGCAGCACCTATTCAGCTACAGACGATGCTTCAATTACTAGCTATGGTCGCTATCAAAAGAGCTACGACTCCAATATCCGTTATCTTGCAGATGTCGAGGATATTGTAGAGCGAGACCTAGCCTTGCGCTCAACACCTAGAACACAGCTTGACCAGATTACTTTTAGACTCGATAACCCCACAATGCCATCTGCCCAATTAGACGACCTTATCAACCTATTCTTTGGCGAGCCAGTAGTTATTACTAACTTACCCTTCAACATGTTCGAGGGGTACTTCTCAGGCTTTGTAGAGGGCATTTCACTTGCAGCCACACCAACTTATGTTGATGCAACTATCTATGTCTCACCTACAGACTTCTCACTTATTGCCCCAACATGGGCGACAGTAATCCCAACCAATACCCTTTGGAGTGGCGTAAATGCTACACTACAGTGGTCTAAAGCGATCGGAGTAATAAACTAATGGCAACAACAACCCCTAACTTTGGTTGGGCAGTGCCGACCAGCACTGACTTGGTCAAGGATGGCGCAGTAGCCATTGAGACCTTAGGCGATTCAATCGATGCATCTTTAGTTGATCTAAAAGGTGGCACAACAGGTCAGGTGCTTGCTAAGGCATCTGGAACAGACATGGACTTCTCATGGACAGCGATTGACCCTCTCGTAATTTTAGATGCTAAAGGCGATTTAATTACTGCAACAGCAGCCGATACACCAGCCCGCCTAGCAGTAGGCACAAACGCACAAGTGCTAACAGCTGATTCAACAACTGCTACAGGCTTAAAATGGGCTACTCCCGCAGCAGGTGGTGGCGGTATGGTATTTCTTAATCGCACTACTTTTACAAATGCTGCAACAGTAGATATAGATTATTTTTCATCTAGTTATTATAATTATATGGTTGTCTTTGAAGAAATTACTGCTGCAACCAGTACCGATGATATATTTATGCGCTTTAGATATACTACTTCAACTGAAGCAGGTGCCGTTTATTATGGCGCGACACAGGCTCTTTCTTATACTGGAACAGCATCTACCTTATTATCAAGTGCCGCAAATGAGTTTAAACTATTTACCGATGCTGTGCCGTCTTATGGTGGCGTAAAGGCTACTCTTTGGTTTAATGGCGTTGGTAATGCATCAGAAATAGGATTTTTTAGAGGCGTATGGGGCGGCTATCAGGGCGCATCAAATGGTTTTACTGGTGGTAACACAAGCGTTTCAAATACTTGGACAGGTTTTCGCTTGCTAAGTGCAAGCACAAACATAAGTGGAGCAGTTAGTGTCTATGGATTGGCGAAAGCATAATGAAAACAAAAAATGAAATGATTGAAATAATCAAGGCAGAAAATCCAAATGGCTTGCGTAGTGGTAATGACGCAGATGGTTATGTAGATTTTACGACTGCTGAATATGAAGCAACGATTGCTGAATGGGCAGATAATCGCTTGGCAAAATTAGCCAAAATTGAGGCAGATTTACTAGAAGCCGAAGCCTTAGCAACTGCTAAATCTGAGGCAGTAAATAAATTCATTGCACTTGGTATTGACCCAAAGGCACTTGGGCTATAAGTGGAACACTTGACTAAGATAATTGCTCATGAAGTATCGTCTATCTAAAGCTGCAATCCAGTTAAGAGAGCAGTTAGATGATTCCTTCCCAGATCGTGACAGGGCATCGGATGGTTGGATCGGTGATACCCGACACGCTGCTCGCAAGTCTGATCATAATCCAGATGAGCAAGGTTGGGTTCGTGCCATTGACATTGACGCAGATTTATTCGGTGCA